AGCTGGCATAGATATGCACCTCATGGTGTTTCATCCAGACTATGATGCTGAAGAAGCGGGTCTGGACTTTTTAGTAGATGATGGTGTCACTGATGACACGTTAGAATATTGCATGGTGTTCGTGCAATTACTATCAAAGCTAGATGATGCAGCTTTGAGTTTGGAAAAGTCTGGGTACTATAAAGAGTTTCCAGAATGGGTTTATCAGAGTCTAGTATTAGACAGAAGGAAGTTACGAAATGGCAATGCACGGTAAAAAGAAAATGGCAAAGAAGATGCGGGGCGGTGGTTCTGTAATGCCAAAGAAGATGGCTGGCGGCGGTATGGCTAAAATGGCCAAGAAGAAAATGCGCGGCGGCGGCATGATGAAAAAGAAAATGATGCGCGGTGGAATGGCTAAAAAGAAGAAATAATAAATGCCTAGACTTATAGATGGCTCTAAATTTACGACTATTGGTGTAACACCGGGCACTGGTGCAACTATATTGTACACAGTCCCGGCTAACCATGCTGCTGTCGTGCGTCATCTAAGTCTAAGCAATAATAATTCTGCAGCTAAAAAGATAACAGCACAGTTTTACGACTCTAGTGCATCTGCGTATTATTTTCTAATACAAGACTTATCAGTGATCGCAAACGGATTTGTTAATATAGTTGATGGCAACTTTATTAGTTTAAATGGCAATGATAAGATTATATTGACAGCGGAGACTGCAGGAACTATATCTGCATTAATATCTGTTGAAGAATATTACGATCCCAATAGATAGGAGAAGGAGACATGCCCCTAACGGAAAAAGGAAAGAAAATTAAGACTGCCATGAAAAAAACGTATGGGGGAAGTAAAGGTGAAGATATCTTCTATGCAAGTGCCAACAAAGGAACAATTAAAGGCGTGGAGAAAAAGCAAGAACTCAAGAAGGGTGGGTCAGTTAGAAAAACTCGCAAATCGAAGGGGACTAAAAAGAAGAGCAAAAGTAGAGTTAATGAAGCTGGTAACTACACTAAACCCGCACTAAGAAAAAGAATATTTAATCGAATCAAAGCTGGTAGCAAGGGTGGTAGACCCGGACAGTGGAGTGCTAGAAAAGCTCAAATGATGGCTAAAGCATATAAAGCTGCTGGCGGTGGATACAGAAACTAATGCCACCTCGCAATCATACAGGCTGGACAAAGAAACCTAATGTAGAATATGTAAACTCTCTTATATATTCTGATCGTGCTTTATATGAGCAGGAACAAGAAAACATATTTTCCAAAGTATGGGTGCCTATGTGCCACATCAGTGAGATGCGAAACAAGGGTGACTACAGGACTACGAGGATTGCAGACAAAAGAGTCATAGCAATAAACGTAGACGGTGAGAATGTTCAGGCTTATTATAACACTAACGATATTGACCATCGTAAACCTGCTGGAAATATTACCTATGATTTTGCTACAGTAGAAACTCCTCTGCATAGCGAGGTAAAACACGGTGGTATGATCTGGGTAACGCTAGATCCTAATCCAACGCAAAGTGTTGAAGAATGGACATGTGGTGCCTTTGACTGCATAGCAGATGCAATCGACACAGAAGAACTAGAAGTATTTCACTATCACAAAGCTATCATAGATACGAACTACAAGTTGTGGCACGATACTAACTCAGAGTTTTATCACGACTTTATGCATTACTTTAACAGAGTGTCAGGATTTAATGATGAGTACTTTGCTAGAAAAAATATTCCATTCGATAACGGACACGTCAATGTCAGTAGCTTTACAGTTAACTACGAAGAATACGATGGTTTTGAAGACAGAGGAGAACTTAGTTTCCCTAACCTTCCACCTAATCAATGGTATATGGTAGACTTATTTCCCGGCTATAATTTTAATTTACGTGGCAGTGCATATCGTAGTGATAGTGTAACACCACTAGGACCGAACAAAGTATTAATAGAGTTTCGTGGCTATGGCTTACGCAAAGACACGGAAGAGGAGAGGCAGACACGTATCAAACATCATAACTCCATATGGGGGCCGTTTGGTAGAAATTTACACGAAGACTTGTTAGGTGTCGCAGGTCAAGGAACTACAATGCGAGAAGGAACAGAACCCCGTAACATCTTGCATGGTAGACATGAGAATAGTACAATTCACGATGAAGTAGGTATGCGTCACTACTACAGTGAGTGGTCTAAATGGATGCAGGTAGATGCTAGTAATCCCGTGCTAGCAGCGTAAAATATACATGACTATCAACCAACAAAAGAGGAACAGAGATGATTGCAGAAACCCTTGCGGGTATTGCACTGGTGAAGAGTGCCGTAGATGGTATTAAGTCTACCATTAATACCGCCAACGATATAGGCGAGATTGCTAAATATGTAGACAATCTGCTTGAGGGTGAAAAGCAAGTACAACAACAAAGGGCTAGAAAATCTGGATTAGGTCTAGGAGATCAGCTAGGCATAGAGTCGGTAGCCCAAGAAGTCATAGATGCACGTATAGCGCAAGAAAAGGTCAACGAGATGCGCACACTGGTGGACCTTCGTTTTGGTCCGGGCACGTGGCAGTCTATAGTAGATTTAAGAAATAAACGAATAAAAGAATTAAAAGAGGCTCAAGCTAAAGCTAGACGAGAGGCTATACGCCGACAGCAGGAGATGATGGAAAGTATAAAACTTGCCGCTGGCGTTGGCGTAGTAATGGCTGTTGGTGTGGGCTTGCTTATTTTTCTCTTGACAATTATGTAAGATAGTGGTATAACTTAAACATGGCACTGGCAAAATCACAACGTAGTCTAAAGAACTGGACAAAACAAAAGTGGAGAACTAAGAGTGGCAAAAAGTCCTCAGAGACAGGTGAGCGTTATTTACCAACCGCTGCTATCAAGGCGCTTTCGCCACAAGAATATGCAGCTACCACCCGTGCTAAAAGAAGAGGAACTCGTGCTGGTAAGCAGTTCGTCAAGCAGCCTAAAAAGATATCAAAGAAAACGGCACGGTTCAGAAGAGGAGTAGGTGCGTAATGTGGACAGCACTTATAGGACCAATAGCTAATATTGCAGGAAGTTGGATAGATGGAAAAGTTGAACAAACTAAAGCTAAAGCTGCAACAAACGTGGCAAAAGCAAAAGCAGAAGCTATCATCATGGAGAAGAAAGCTACTGGAGAGATTGACTGGGATTTGGAAATGGCTAAAGGAAGTCATTCATCGTGGAAAGATGAGTGGCTAGTAATTTTATTTAGCATACCATTAATATTAGCCTTCATTCCCGGTATGGAAGATGTAGTGCGTAATGGATTTGAGCAACTCAACAAAATGCCTCAGTGGTATCAATATTCCTTGGGAGTTATCGTTGCCGCTTCTTTTGGCGTACGTTCAGCTACAAAACTCTTTGGTAAAAAATAGTGCAGATGTGGCACAAGGATGGTCACACTACAAAAGAGCAAGCGGAGATAAACCGTGCCAAAATTAACAATGGAGAAATTTTTAGCATGGAAAATACTCCCAAGATTGATGATGTTATCAATGACGATAATGAGCTATCAAGTGGTTCAGTGGTTTATGGCTCTGGGTGCAGATGCAACGACACAGCAAGCTGCGTTTGTATCGACAGTTGTGGGTGCGATGACGGGGGCGTTTGCTGTATGGATGGGACATGAGAACAAATGACTCACATTATATGGGCGTTAGTTCTAAATGTTTGTTTCGCAGACGGTCAATGTTTTAAGCAGACTATCCAGTGGTTTGAAAATGAGCCTGAATGTTTAGAGTTCAAAGCTATACATGAAGCAATACCACAAGACGGTAATTGGAAAAGTGTTGAATATAGTTGTGGTATAGTAGGGGCTATTGGCACATGAAATATGACAGACACGATTTAATAGAGAAACTCATAGTATCAGAGGGACTACGCCTACAAGTATACAAAGATACACTAGGAATTGATACTATTGGTATCGGACGAAACCTAGAAGACCGTGGTATAAGCAAAGAAGAACTTGACTGGATGGACTATCCATCTATTGACCACGTATACGAATGGGGAATCACCGAAGCTGATGCGGTCTATCTAGCAACGAATGACGTACAGATTGTCGAGGAAGAACTGGTACGTGCGCACCCTTGCGTGGACAGGTTGGACTCTGTACGTCAGCTTATATTGATAGACATGGCATTTAATATGGGTGTCCCTCGCCTGTGTAAATTTAAAAAGATGTGGGCGGCTGTAGAATGTGGTGACTACCCAACTGCAGCGAAAGAGATGCTTGATAGCAGGTGGGCAAAGCAAGTAAAAGGCAGGGCTACTAAACTGGCTAACGCTATGCACAACGGAGAGTTTTGATGGGATACATAACAAAATCAACTAAAGGTTCGTCCACTGTACAGCAATATCACACAGGCACAAATCCTAGAAAAACATCTATAGCTGAAAAAATTAGTTTTGGCACAGGTAAAAAGAATAAACAGTCTCCCGGTTTTTTTGATATGATTGTGGACTACGTAAAGGAAAAACTAGATTAATGGCTAGAGAACTTACAGAAAAA